TTACTTGGAATATTTTCTTGGAATATTTTCAGGTAACGGGACATCAAGTGTCGGTGAAACTTTAACCTTCCTGTCATAGATTAGCACTTGCCCCTCGGTTTTGTGACCAGAGAAAAGTTGCTTATCCCGACTGCTTCCTTCATAGTCTGAAATTCCTTTCGCCTTCAGATCATGAAAGGTGAAGTCGGTTAAAATACCTGAAATTTTGCCTGCGCGATTTCTTGCTTCTACCCACATTTCGTTAAAGCCTTTGTACATATATCGGTTGCCGTATTGATTACTGATTACATAGGCGGATGTTGGTAACTGTTTTGCTTTTTCGATCGCCGCCTGTAATCGTGGACTCCATGCTTTTATCTGTTTTTTTCCTGTTTTCCCTTGCTGGATAAAGATTCCGTCGTTTCCAATCTGCTCCCATTTCAGCGATAACACATCGGAAACCCTCGCTGCACACAGATAGGCAATTTCCATTGCGATAAAAACAGGAAGAGGTGCAACGCTTAATACTGCCTGGTATTCTTTGTCGGTTACATATCGTTCGCGGTTTTTGGCCTTGAATTTACTTACACCTGCACATGGGTTAGCCTTCACGTACCCTCGCTCATACCCCCAACTGTAAACGCGGGACATACTGCTTTTTTCATGGTTGGCTTGAGTTTTACTCTGTTCCCCTCTCTTGTCCATGTATCGACGGATGTGTTCTGGTTTTATGGAATCTGCCGGCACCTTACCGAATACGGCAAGCAACTTTTTTTGATGTTGCAGATAATCTTTTTGTGTTCTTGGACTAAGGTCACTGTAACAGGCGCTGGCGAGGAATTTTTCCCACAAGCGACCGAATGTCATTGCACGATCGCGATTATTTACAGTTTCCTCATACTTTTTCCATAAAGCAGCTAAACCATCCTTGATGGCGGTTAGTGTTACAGATTCTCTGGATGTTGGTTTCCATACATAACTATATTTATTTGGATATACATTTGGAGGTAATTTTTCGTGTTCAGGATTTTTCCTTCGTCTTCCCATCAGATCGCACCAAAATTCGGCTCTACCTCGCGTGGTGGTAAAGTTTTATTGCAGGTAAATAGATCCCGGCTGACAATCGGTTTGCCACTACGATTGGTATAGAACGGAAGCCCGTTTTCCGTTAACCATTTTCGCTGGTGGCTTGCATATTTGCAGCCCGTTAATATTAGCAATTCATCTTCGGTTAAAAATAAGTTGCTCATAGCTATATCTCATAACCGCCGCTAACTATATACGGTTAGCGGCAATTAGGGTTGAACATTAAAAATCAGCCTGACTCGGGATCAGTTTTTGCCAGATAACTGAAACGTATTTTGCCTGGTAACGGGCGTCATCAAGTGCATTATGGCGCTCACCTTCGAATGGAATAGCCGTTCTGGCATCGAAGTCTATGGCTTTCCCCAGCTCAACGATTGTGCGTACATCGCGATCGTTGTAGTAACGCCACGGGCAGGGGATCCCCTGCCGTTCGTATGAACGGCGCAAAATCGTGTTGTCGAAGTTGGCTCCATTTCCCCAGACCTGAACAAAAAATTCACCGGAGTTTTCGTCGATAAATTCCCGCAATTGTAACAGTGCATCATCTAACTGGATTTCATCGGTCATAATGGCAGATTGCGCTTCGCGTGATTGCTTAAGCCACCATTTAATGGTGTCCCGATCAATGACTCCGCCAGCAGTTTCCAGATCGATAGTCTTACTAAATTCCGGTCCCATATCTCCGGTTTGCGGATCGAAAAATATTGCACCTATTGAGATGATCGGGGCATCAGGATTTTTTCCCATGGTTTCAAGGTCGATCATTAGATGGTCACACGTCCTGCTGGTGGATGTGATTTCTTGATGACCGTTCACCTTAATTGAGTGATCTGCCGTCTCGCCAGTTTCATTATCGCTGGCATGATGCTGATTGCCGCCAGTGTTCTCCTTGTGTGGATGTTCAGCGCCTTCCATTTTCTCCGGATCATCTTCCTGAACTTCAACCTGATACTCTTCATCGAATGTTTCCTGGTATGTTGCGTCGCCCATCACCGCGCCACAATCAGGGCAGTTGCCGCCGCCGGTCTGACCGCAGGCGGTGCAGACTTTTTCCACTTCCTGTTGCGCCACTGGTTCAGGCTGTTTCGTTTCTGGCTCGTTTTGTAACGCATTTGGGCTGTTTTGTTCCGCTTTTTGGTAGTTCCGTTCCGATTCATGCTGGTTCTGGTTTACAGAATCGCGGGTCTGGATCCCCTTAACCCATTTCGGATCATTCGGGTCGCTAATCCCTGCAACAAATTCTCCGCGAGAGGCAGCAAGCAACTTATCGGCGTCAGGCTGGCTGATATTGGCTGCCTGCATAATTTTGTTTACTTCGTCAGCGGTAACTTTTACCAGCCCTGGTTGTGCGGTCGTGTCAGATGCACCAGTATTTTGTTGTGAACCTGAGTATGTACCGTTTTTGCGGGCGAAATATTCTTCTTTCGTGATTTCAGTAGCCCCGGCAGCCAGTGCCTTATCCAGACCAGAAAGTTTGTTTGCGCGACCGTATTTTTCGCCATCCTTGTCGGTGAAGAGGAAGTAGAACGGCCCCTCACGCTCTACAGATGGTTCGACTTCCACTTTGCATTCGGTTTTTTCGTTGTCCGGAATTGCCGTTTCCACTGCATCAGTTTCTGGTACTGGCGACGAGAGAGTATCAGTTGCGCTCTGATTTGTTCCTTCATCTTCAAACACGCCCTTTGTAGTCAGGTATTCAGTAATGTATTTGTTCAGTGCCACAGGGTCTTTGTGAATGTCGATCGGACGTTCACGGACAAGGCCAAAAATAGTCTGGCGGTCGTAGCGAAGGGCATCAGGCTGTTTGCGCATTGATGCCGAGATACGCTTCCAGTCTTCGCGGTAGTTGTCGATAACTTCATTTTTTGCCCAGCGATGGATGCTGCCGTCAATGTTTCCGGCATCCACATCACCAGGCCAGAGAGCGTAGGCCAGTTCGTCATCCAGTGTTTTCCATGTCTGCTTGTATTCGCGATGAATGGCAGCAATGACCAGGCTGATTTTTCCTGTTGAATTTTCAGTGTGCTGTTGATTGACTCTGGCGCGGGCGAGATCAACAACAGACGTGTATTTTCCGGTTTCCTTGCGTTCACCTTCGCGACGTTTTTTCCAGATGCGCATCTCTGCCTGAATTTCGGGCCATTTGGCACCAGGCTTACATTTATGCTTAACCCACCCGATGGCATGCAGCTTAAGCTCCGGATACATGGCGTTAACTTCTGGCATTTTCATCAACGCTTCAACGATATGTCCGTCGAATGTTGCCATGTCTTCCTGCAACAATTCCTGTGCGCTAATAACCATATCAACGGTGATGTTTTCACATGTGTCGAACTTAACCATGACAGCGTTCTGTACTTCAGGGGCCAGCTTGTCAAAAGTGACGTTCATCGGATCTGATTCAGTCTCAACCGGGACAAAGGAAGCAGACGCCTCATCCCAGCGGTTTTCCTGCATATATTCAGCATCCCAGGAATCGAGGGCAGGGCGGGGTATGCCGGGTTTATCCTCACAGACAATAAATTTATAAGCGCAGTCCTGAGCTGCAGGGAATTGCTCCAGAAATTGCCAATGAAATTTTGCGCGTGCGCGACGCTCATCACCAGCTTCAATGGCAGTGGCCACCGCAACAGCGCTATCTTCTTTTATGGCCTGTTCATCAGGAATAGCAGCGCAAATAAAGACCTTACTCATTTTGTTTTAACCTCATTACAGATTTCAGGGTGAACGAATCCCTGCCATTGCTGGCATTTTTAATCCGTTGGTATGGTGTTAATATGGCTGGAGGATTATCCAGCCGGTGTTTCGTTATTCAGGTACAGCGATACTTTTTTTAGCGGGAGGCATTCACCAGAAATTTTTTGCTCGTCTCTTGCCTGGAGGCAGGATTCTTTACTTGCATAAATTCCGGTAATCACATTCTGTGATTCACCCGTTATAAGAAAAACCGTCATCATCAGTGCAAATGCTGAAGTCATTGACGTTCTCCGAAAATACCAAGTTCAAGAAGAGCAATTCGGGAAAGTATGGAATTATCATTGAGCAGATAAGGCTCATATTTCCTCATATTAATGGCATCTTCAGTAAACTCCCGGTTACTGAGCAGAACACCAATATCAAAACAACCTTCAGACGTATTAACGTTTGGTAATAACGTTTCCATTATCGCGTCCTCAACAATGAATTTTGTGATGCAGTGCCTGGTGCCTCCAGGTGACGTTAACCAGTTAACAATTAACGCCGGATAAAGAGAATCCACCCATAACACTGTTTTTGGTTTTAACTGTTCCGCGTGCGCTCAGCCGCATTCACCACATCACAAAATTCACTTTAAAAAGGGCGGCAGAGCAGTTACGGAGTAAAACTGATACCGCCAAAAGTCACCAGAAAATTGATAACAGAGGGCGTTGCAGCGGAGTTGTCACTTAAGCGTATGGTCAACCTGACAACCCGGTGTCCTCAACGGGGGAAGGAATAACCCCGCCATACTTACCGCCGCGCCATTTCGCGGATTGCCACAACCGGAAGCGCACGATCGAATTAAATTTAACGACGACCTATACAGAGAGACTAACTTCTCCGGGCGCTTTCGTGTTATGCCCTGACTTTTCAGGGATATATCCTTTTCAGTAAACTGTCAGTGCCGGATTCTTATCCGTGTCCGGCGCACGCACTCTACCTCACCTGTGAATAAATTAATGATTAATTGATATTTTGTTGTTTGATTCAACTTTCCCATCGGATGTGTGATGCTTTAAATCACAGGAATTAATACTGCTTGCTGTAAAATGATTTTCAAGGGGAGCTATTCGAATCCCTTTCTTTTTCATTAACAAGCCAAATCCTTTATTAATGATGTCCATTAATTCCAGAAAGTATTTTTCATGTAAATCCTGGTTATCAGAGAGCTGCTTCTCTTCGTACAGCCCGATAAAGGCTCGGCGTACGTTACCAGATATATTGTCGATGGTTTCTTTTTCTACGGTACTCTGGTCAAGAGTCGCCAGTTGAGAGCGAACCACATTCGCTGCCATTTCCTGGAATGGCATTGGTAAATCTTTAAATTCCATTATTAGCCTCGTTGGTTAGCTATTAACGCGGGTATGTAATCATTCTGGCAATGCTTAATGCCGCTGCTTTTTCCAGCCTGGTGATATCCTGCTCCAGAGCGGACAGATTTTCAGCCTGCTTAGCCCTGGCTTCATTGGCCCATTTCAGGTCCTGCGCAGCCTTAATTTTCTGGTGCATCCACTCATAAAGTTCATCATCGGTATAGTCTGGCGCGATGATGACGGGTTCTCGTTTCTGCATACTGATTCCTCGCGGTGCTGTTTCGCTTATCAGCCGTTAGATTTTGCCGAACTGGAAAGCGCCTGTTTAAACTCACTGAAGCTGAGGGCTTCTTCGCCTTCGGCAAGGCCTTCGAAGTATTCTTCGTAAGCCTTTTCCATGATTGTGTTGAAATCCATATCACTCACCTGAGTTTCTTTCCAGCCAGCGACGGGCACCATTTTCGGTTTTAAACGTTTTGCTTCTGGTATACGTCATCGCGGTGAACGTACCGTCCTGGTTGGGGAACACGCCACATACCAGAGATTCGCTGTTGCCAAGATCGATAGTATCCATGCTGACCTCATTTCCCCTTAACGCCGGGGTAGCGGAACAAAAACCTGCTGCATAGTTATTAAAGTTGAACCCTGCCGTCATGTTCTTACGCCTCGGGCTGGCTACTTAACCCCTGACCACTGCCGGGTAACTCGAAGTATTTCCCTGCGTTCTGTGGGGCGGGGTGGGTTGGTATGTTGTTAAGGTAACAAGAGTTACCTTTCGAGTCAATGCAATGTTGCAAAAGGTACATTTGAGGGCATAAAAAACCCGCAATGAATGCGGGTTCTGACTCAGTCTAAGTATTGATGTATTTGTGAAACTTTACCTTTAATGGTGTAACCACCATTCAGTTCGATGGGTTTGTAAAGCGGATTCAGTGACAACAGATAGATGTTTGGTCCGTCAATCGCAACTTTTTTTAGTGTTACGTTTGGCGTTCCTTCCAATTGGATTAAGATTATTTTTCCCACCAGTTCTCTAATGTTACTTGAGCATGGTGTGATCAGCACGGTAGATCCGTCGGGGATGGTTGGGAGGCCGTTAGAGTTTGTCATCGCATCTCCCTCAACATGCAATAAAAAAGAGTTTTCAGCGGTTTTTGTCATGACATCAACCCAGTTCTTAATACCAGGAATCTTGGTTACTGGACAACTCATATCCCAATAACCAGCCTGTTCCCACGTTAAAACGGGCAACCGGGCGATGTTGTCACTAATGTAAGGGTACTGATTCAGACGCAGATCATCGGTTTTATCGTGACCGTCCTTTCCATAAAGAATCCATTCAGGAGATTTGGAAAGCAATTTTGACAGTAGATACAAATTCTCACCGTCAGGTTTTGAAGAGCCATTTTCCCATTTTGTTACGGATACACGAGATATGCCGATTGCTTTCGCAACCTGCTGTTGGGTTAATCCAACGTCTTTTCGACGATTCCGAATTCGTTCGCTGATAGTGTTTTTCATGTAACCAATGTTACTACCAAGTGATGTTGCTATGGTTGACATTGTTATGTAACTATTGTTACCCTTCTGCTCGAAATAACAGGAGAGTTTTATGTTCAAAGATGATGTTCTGCGCTATTTCAAAAAAAAGCGACTAGTAGCTGAGGCTCTTGGAATTTCACATGTGGCTGTTGTGCGGTGGAAAGCAGTTATTCCCAAACTTCGCGCAATGGAACTGGATGAAATTACTAACGGTGAATTGAAATACAACCCAGAACTTTACAAGAAGCAGGATAGCACCTCGAACGAAGGAAAGAATGATTCATGAAAATCAAGCATGAACACATCCGCATGGCGATGAATGTTTGGGCGCATCCGGACGGCGAAAAAGTACCGGCTGCGAAAATTACCAAAGCGTATTTCGAGCTGGGAATGACGTTCCCGGAACTGTATGACGACAGCCATCCGGAAGCCCTGGCCCGTAATACCCAGAAAATTTTCCGTTGGCTGGATAAAGACACCCCTGATGCTGTTGAAAAAATGCAGGCTCTGTTACCGGCGATCGAAAAGGCGATGCCGCCTTTGCTGGTGGCCCGTATGCGCAGCCACAGTTCTGAATATTACCGTGAGATCGTCGAACGGAGGGATCGGCTGGTGAAGGATGTCGATGATTTTGTTGCGTCAGCGGTTGTTTTGTATGACCAGATGAATCGCGGCGGCCCGGCAGGGAATGCTGTGGTGATGCACTAAAAGCACGGTGTTCGGGGGTTTTATGAGCAGCAAGCTTCATGGTCTTGTCTGGGAAGGGTGCGCCTTCACCGGCATGATCTTATCCAGGGTGGCGGTTATGGCCCGTCTTGCAGACTACAGCAATGACGAGGGCGTGTCATGGCCTGCCATTGAAACTATCCGGCGTCAGATCGGTGCAAGAAGTGAATCCACAGTGAAATCGGCTATTGCAGAACTGGCGAAAGAGGGCTGGCTGACGAAGGAAGAGCGTAAGGTCGGTGGGCGTAATGTAAGCAATATCTATCGGCTTAATGTGGAAAAACTCGAAGCAGCTGCGGCGGCGGCGCGTGAGTCATATAAACCGAAAAGAAAAATTAGCCCGGCAAAAAATGACCCGTTAACAGTTGACCCGTCAAATATTGACCCCTCAACGGTTGACCCGTCAAATTTTGATGGATCAACTGTTGATAAAAAACTGCCGATTAGGGGGGCGATGATTGACCCCGATCCGTCAGTATTAAAACCTGATCCGTCAGATAAAAGATCTTCTTGTCCGGACGCTTCGCAACCGGACCCGCAGACGGCTGAACAGGATTTTTTAACCCGACACCCTGACGCGGTTGTGTTCAGTGCGAAAAAACGCCAGTGGGGAAGTCAGGAAGATTTGGTGTGCGCACAGTGGATCTGGGGACGAATCGTGAGTCTTTACGAGCAGGCGGCCAGCGATGATGGCGAGATCACTAGACCGAAAGAACCCAACTGGACAGCATGGGCCAATGACGTTCGCACAATGCGGATGCTGGATGGCAGAACTCACAGACAAATTTGTGAAATGTTTGGGCGTCTCCAGCGGGATTCGTTCTGGGTAAAAAACATCATGAGTCCGGCAAAACTCCGGGAAAAATGGGATGAACTGGTTATCCGCCTGGGGCGTTCGCCCGCGCAGCGTTGCGTGAATCACATTTCTGAACCGGACACTGAAATACCGCCGGGATTCAGGGGGTGACGTGTCATGAAAAACATTGCGGCAGTTGGGGTTCTTGAACGTATTCGCAGACTTGCACCACAGGGGGCGGTTCCACCGTACCGGACGGTGGAGGAGTGGCGGGAATGGCAACTTGCTGAAGGACGAAAACGCAGCGAGGAGATTAACCGCCTGAATCATCAGGTGCGGGTTGAAAAAATCCTGAACCGTGCGGGCATCCAGCCGCTTCACAGGAAGTGCTCATTCGGGAACTACCGGGTGCAGAACGACGGTCAGCGCCATGCTCTGAGCCAGGCGAAATCCATTGCCGATGAATTGATGACCGGATGTACAAACTTCGTGTTCAGCGGTAAACCTGGTACCGGTAAAAATCACCTGGCAGCAGCGATTGGCAATCGGCTGATGGCGAAGGGGAGAAGCGTGATTATCGTCACCGTGTCCGATGTCATGAGCGTGTTGCATGACGGCTACGACAACGGCCAGTCCGGGGAAAAATTTTTACAGGAGCTTTGTGGAGTTGACCTTCTGGTCCTTGATGAAATTGGCATGCAGCGGGATACGCGCAACGAGCAGGTCACGCTGAACCAGATAGTCGACCGCAGAACGGCTTCGATGCGTAGTGTCGGAATGCTGACGAACCTGAATCACGCAGCGATGAGCACACTCCTCGGAGATCGGGTGATGGACCGTATGACCATGAATGGTGGTCGTTGGGTGAATTTTAACTGGGAGAGCTGGCGGTCAAACGTTGGACGTCAGGGTATGTGAGAATTTTTGACGAGGTAAATTTTCGATGGAAACTGTATTGCATGCACTGAAAGCGATGGGAAAAGCCAATTCTGTTGAACTGGCGGCGCGGCTTGATATCAGCCGTGAAGAAGTTCTTAACGAACTGTGGGAACTCAAAAAAAATGGCGTTGTTGATAAAACGGGTCACACCTGGTTTCTGGCTGTCGAAGGTGAAGCCGGGGTAGCCGAAGGGCAGGCACTACAACCTGAAGCGCCGGATGTGGTAACCGAAGAGGTCGCTCCAAAAGTTACCGCAGACATGATGGTTGAGTTTATCGGTCAGGATGGTGCTAAAACGTGTGAGGAACTGGCGGGTAAGTTCGGTGTCAGTACTCGCAAGGTTGCTTCCACGCTGGCGGTGGTAACCGCAACGGGGCGGCTGGCACGCGTTAATCAGAACGGTAGATTTCGTTACTGCATGCCGGGCGATAATTTACCAGCAGAGCCGAAAGCCGCGCTGGTAACGGAAAATGATGGTAAGGCCTTTCCTCAGCCAGCAGGTGCTGCGTTACCAGTCCGGGAAGCCGCAACACAGGAAGAAATAAAAACTGAAAGTGTGGCGGTCACAGTGCAGTCACAGCCGTTGTTCACCAGAAAACATCCGGATGGTCTGATTTTACCATCGCTGCATGTGGCTAACCGCGAGCTGCGCCGGGCAAAAGGTCAGGTTCAGAAGTGGGAGCGTGTCTGCGCCGCGCTGCGGGAGCTGAATAAACACCGGGATATTTTCAGTTCGATTGCTGATATTCCGGTTCATTCACCGACAACAAAGTGATCTCCGGAGGTGCTTATGACAAGAGCATTTACACCAGAAGAGCGGGAAAAAATTAAGGGGCTGATCGTGGAATTCGTACGCCTTAACGGACGAGGCACGATTCGGCAGTTATCGGATGAAATTGGTGTCAGTCATGCGTCTGTCGGTCGTTTATGCATGGAGCTGGCCGCCAGTGGTGATGTTTACAATTCCGGTTACGGAGTATTCCCGTCTGAGCAGGCGCGCAAGGACTGGCAAAACGCCCGCAAAAAACTCTCAAGGGCAAAGCTGAAGAAACCATCTGTGGTTGATCCGGACCTTATCTGGCTATTACCAGACGGCGAAATACGCCGCTACGACAGGCGCCTAAACATAATCTGTCGCGAGTGCCGGAAGAGTGAAGCTATGCAGCGTGTACTGGCTTTCTATCAGGGTAATTTTCAGGAGACGGTACTGTGAGTGAAATTAGCTATCAGGCTTCAATTACCGCTGGCATTCGCATCAAAGGAGAGGAGCATGGAAATAAAACCAGAGGATGAGTTAAGCAATATCGTTTTATTTCCGGTAAAAGAGGATGACCCTCGTAATCAGGTTAATTTTCTTTATGAGCCATCGGAAAGACCATATTGTCATCACGCCTCTGTCCGGGTTGACGAAAAAGAGCGTCAGGTCCGCTGTAAAATCTGCGGTGCAGTTGTGGAGCCATTTGACTGGATGCTCTCTGTGGCGAAAAGAGAAACCAGGCTGGCAGATGATGTAAAGCTATTGCGCCAGGAGGAACAGGAAAGGCGGAAAAATATAGAAAAGTTAATTCAGATTGAGCGTAACGCGAAAGCGCGGATACGCAGGGTGACAAAATCCAGAACTGAATAAATAAATTTAGCGCTGTAAATAAAATCTAATCCTTAACTGGAGGTATATTTATGTTAAATACACAGAAAGCCATTAATGCGGAAAAATATAACGAGTGGGCAAGAAAATTCTCTGAGCAGATTTTTAAAATTACTGGCGATGAGAATGCGGCAAAAAATGAATTAGAACCGTGGACGCCTGAAGGAGCCGACCCAAATTATTGCTGGAGGGAGGTTGATCCAGTTGATGCTGCAAATGAAGCTATGAGTTATTACAACGATTAATGTCAGGAGGCCGCCCGAAAGGGCGGTAATGAATGGTCACATTATTTAGAAAAAATATCCGCGAAAGAGTAGAACAACAGAATTTCTGTTTCTCATTCTGTTTATCGTGTTGATGATACCGATATCCCCGTTAATCCTAGTCTGGATAATCGGAAAAATAATTGAGCCAGTTATTGAATTGTATAACGACGTGGTATGGGCGTCATTCAACACACTGCACAATAAAATTAATCCGTATAAGGAAAACTGATATGGCAACTTTGACAAAAAAAGAACGGGCATGGTTGAACGAATTACAGGAAGTTCTTGATCGCTGTCCATCACCGAAAAAAATTGGCTTTTACACCATTGGCGATAAAAGCATTTACCTGTATGACCTACGCCGCATGGATGAAATCATGGAGGCTCTTGATAATCGTTCGTCGATGGATTGGTGTGTTGCTGTTCATGATATGAATGCAGGGTTTGATGAAAAGATTTTGTTCCCCTCATCAGTTGAAAGCACTGCGGGTTAAGGAGTAACACATGACCACTATTACCAAAGAACGTATTGAATTGTTCATTAAAAATCCGCTTGAAAACGGGCTTACCCGTGGTGAACAAATGGAACTGGCACGGATTGCGCTGGCATCGCTGGAAGCAGATCCAGTTAAACGAGTTAACTCAGATCAGATGCGCCGAGTCTGCTTAGAAGCTAATCGCCATTTAGATAAATATGACGCGATGGCGAAAGAGGTAAATAAGTTGCTTGGACGCATCGCCCCGCCAGCGCCGGTAGTGCCGGAAGAAGCAACTCCGGAAAACGTAGAAATGCTCTCTGGCTATGTTTCCACGTACAAATTAACCGATAGCGAGCGCGATATTGCTGCCGAAATATGGAACGCCTGCCGCACCGCCATGCTTCAGTCCGGAAACTTTCGGGAAAGCAAGAATTCGTCAACCAATAATTTTCGGGAAATCCCGGAAGCGTCAACCAGCTCTCCGGTAACTCCGGCTCTTCTGCCTGGTGGTTTCACCATTGAGGAGGCGAAGGAATTACATGAAGACCTGGTACGCAGCCACATAAGCAAGGCCTTAAGTGGCGAAAAGATGAAAAAGAAAGATCGCGATGCTGATTTGCGCTGGATTCATGGCGTTATAGTTCAGGCAGCGTGGTTTGTAAAAGCATCACTGGAGCAGAATGCACTATCGGGCAACTATCCGGTAACTCCGGATAGTTGGATAAGCTGTAGTGAGCGAATGCCGGATACCAAAACAGCCGTTCTTGTTGCCAGGGAGTTTGACAGGAAAGGTGACTGGCGAATGAAATGGGCTACTTACATCCCGGGGCATCCTGACGCTAATGATGGGTGGATAATTCCTGGTGCGTCGTGGAAACCGTCACACTGGATGCCGCTACCAGAACCGCCGCAGGAGGTGCGCCAATGATCTGGCCTGAAGCCTTTGCAATTACAGGCGTTGCTATAGCTATTGATTTTTTAGTATATGTTATTTGTCGGTGGGGGTAAAAACGTTCGCCGGGATTCACACCAAAGGAGGGAATATGTCGGATGATATTTCACTGGCAATGGAAGGTGCGCTGGCTGTTATTGCTGTTGTGGGCGTTTACTGCCTGGTTGTGTTTTTGATGGATCGACTAGGGAACTGAATTCATTACGATATGGGAATTCCCATATCGGGTAAAAACGGTTTGCGGTAAAGCGAGAGTTAAGTAGAATTGCTGCGGGTGCTTGAGGCTATCTGCCTCGGGCATGCCACCGTAAGGCAGACAGAGAAAAGCCCCAGTTAACATTACGCGTCCGGCAAGACGCTTAACATTAATCTGAGGCCATATCTATGCTCTACACACGTAGGTTAGCCTCTTACGTGCCGAAAGGCAAGGAGAAGCAGGCTATGAAGCAGCAAAAGGCGATGTTAATCGCCCTGATCGTCATCTGTTTAACCGTCATAGTGACGGCACTGGTAACGAGGAAAGACCTCTGCGAGGTACGAATCCGAACCGGTCAGACGGAGGTCGCTGTCTTCACAGCTTACGAACCTGAGGAGTAAGAGACCAGGCGGGGGAGAATCCCTCGCCACCTCTGATGTGTCAGGCATCCTCAACGCACCCGCACTTAACCCGCTTCGGCGGGTTTTGTTTTTTCCTAGCATTCTGGTTTACAATTCGCACGCCAGCCTGAACAACTGGCACCTGCTGCGCCAGCAGAGACAACCGATGGCGCACGATACCAAATTACACAATTCTGATGATTCTGCCGTCTTTGCCAGCAGGCACGGGCGGCGTTCCCGCACTTTCAAATCTGACTGGTTCCAGCATCCCCCATGCACTGAAGAACAGGCCGAGTGGCTAATTCAGTGCTACCGCAGACACGGATACGAGATTAAGAAAGCCCTCAGCCTCGATTATCGTCACTGGATAATCTCCGTCAGGCTTCCTTACTCCGAGCGCCCACCGCGTCCGTCCCGCACATTCCAGCAACGCATCTGGAGGTAACGTGCGGGTATTACTTCGACCTGTTCTGGTACCGGAACTCGGGCTGGTGATCGTTAAGCCGGGCCGTGAATCCATGCCGGTATTCCACAATACCCGGGTACTGGTGGAGCCGGAACCGAAAAGCATGCGTAATCTGCCGTCCGGGGTTGTTCCTGCCGTTCACCAGCCGCTAGTGGAAGACAAAACATTGCTGCCGTTTTTCAGTAACGCACGGGTGATTCGTGCTGCTGGTGGTGCTGGTGCATTGTCTGACTGGCTGTTGCGCCATATTAAATCCTGCCAGTGGCCACACGGCGATTATCATCACAGCGAAACCGTCATTCACCGTTATGGTACCGGCGCAATGGTGTTGTGCTGGCACTGCGACAACCAGCTGCGTGACCAGACATCCGAATCACTCGAGCAACTTGCTCATCAAAACCTGTCAGCATGGATGATTGACGTCATCGGTCACGCAATAAGCGGTACGCAGGAGCGTGAATTATCTCTGGCTGAATTATCCTGGTGGGCGGTCTGCAATCAGGTGGCGGACGCGCTTCCGGAGGCAGTATTACGTCGTTCTCTGGGGTTACGTGCGGAAAAAATCCGCCCCTTGTACCGCGAAAGCGACATCGTACCGGGAGAGCAGACCGCCATCAGCATACTGAAACAGCGCACAAAAAATCTTGCGCCGCTGCCTCACGCCCACCAGCAACAGAACCCACCACAGGAAAAGACGGTGGTCAGCATTGCCGTTGATCCTGAGCCTCCGGAATCTTTCATGAAACGACCTAAACGTCGCCGCTGGGTTAACGAGAAATACACACGCTGGGTGAAGACTCAGCCGTGTGCGTGTTGTGGTAAGCCAGCCGACGATCCCCATCACCTGATTGGTCATGGTCAGGGCGGAATGGGGACAAAATCTCACGATATTTTCACGCTACCGCTGTGTCGGGAGCATCACAACGAGCTTCATGCGGATCCGCTGGCGTTCGAAGAAAAGCATGGCTCTCAGGTTGATTTAATTTTTCGTTTTCTTGATCACGCCTTTGCAACTGGCGTGCTTGGGTAAAAGAGGTGACTGATGCTCATAGATTTGGTTTTACCTTACCCGCCAACGGTGAACACCTACTGGCGACGTCGTGGCAGCACATATTTTATCTCGGAGGAGGGAAAGCGTTATCGCCGGGCTGTGGCGCTTATTGTTCGCCAGCAGCGGCTGAAATTAATCCTGTCCGGAAGGCTGGCGATAAAGGTGATTGCAGAGCCACCGGATAAGCGTCGTCGCGACCTGGACAATATCCTGAAAGCACCGCTGGATGCGCTGACGCATGCGGGAGTGTTAATGGACGATGAGCAGTTTGATGAAATCAATATCGTTCGTGGTCAGCCAGTATCTGGTGGACGTCTGGGGGTGAAGATTTACCCCATAATGCTTGAAGGGCAGGTCAAAAAATGAAACTGGAAGATTTACCGAAATACTACTCCCCAAAATCCCTCGGCCTGACTGATGCATCGGCCTCAACGTCGAAAGATACGCTGAGTATCACTGATGTGATGGCCGCGCAGGGCATGACACAGAATTGGGCTGAGATGGGGTTTTCTGCGTTCCTTGGGAAAATGGGCATTAGTATGAATGACAGAGAGCGGGCAACAGAATTGCTGACAGAATATGCACTCAGTCGGTGTGATCGCGTGGCGGCGTTAAGAAAACTCCCGGCAGAAATAAAACCGGCAGTGATGCGTATTATGGCTTCGTATGCGTTTGAAGATTATGCCCGTAGCGCGGCGAGCAAAAAACAGTGCCCCTGTTGTCACGGAAAAAAATTTATTGAAAGCGAGGTTTTTACAAACAAGATCCAGTATCCGGATGGTAAGCCGCCAGTGTGGGCAAAGTGCACAAAAGGCGTGTATCCGTCTTACTGGGAGGAATGGAAAAAAGTCAGGGAGGTGGTAAAAGTTGCCTGTCCGGAGTGTGGAGGGAAGGGAGAGGTATCCACTGCCTGTAAAGATTGTCGTGGGCGCGGTGTTGCCATTCATCGTGAAGAGTCGGTAAAACGTGGTATGCCTGTTATCAGAGACTGCCAGCGTTGTGGTGGTCGTGGCTATGAAAGATTACCTTCAACGGAGGCATTTAATGCCATATGTAATGTAACCGATGCCATATCTCTTGATACATGGAAAAAAACAGTTAAACGTTTTTACGATACGCTGGTGGTGCAGTTTGATATTGAAGAAGCATGGGCAGAACAACAACTGAAAAAGGTGACCAGATAGCTTTGTTGATTTTTCCCGAATCTGTGGTAAATTTGCCCTAACGATGGGCGTTTTATGCCTGACGTTAGAAGATTTTTTACACCCGTCGCCAGGCGGGTTTTTTTATGACTGAAATCACGCCAGTACAGTAAACGCGCTGGTGGTTGTGAATACCGGTCTTTCAGCTTGCTGGCTTTTTCGACAAGAGTTATTGGTGTGTCACGTTAACCGGAAAAAGGAAAGTTTGAGAAACGCGATCTGGCACAGGCGGTTATTAATGCTGCCTACCTGGTGGCCTGTGCAGATGGTGAATGTGAGGCTTCCTAGAAAGCGAAGATCGAACAGGTACTGCGTAATCAGCCTGCGCTGTCCGCGTTTACGTCAGAAATTAATGCGATTAGCGCAACCATTATCGGTCAGCTGGATACGAACTTTAAAACTGGTCGTCGTGCGGCGTTACGTGAGATCGAGGATGTGAAACACGATACGCGTGAAGCGGAAGATGTGCTGGATGTGGCGGTGGCCATTGCGGAGGCAGACGGCGAAATTGAGCCGGAAGAGCGCAAGGTGCTGGAAGAGATTGCCGGTGTTCTGGGTCTTCGTCTGGAGAATCACCTGTGACGGTAAAACTGCGCCTGGCTGTGGCTGCACTCCTGCTGTTTCTGGTGGTGATGGTGGATTTCACCAGCAGAATCATGTCGGTGCTGGCGGATGGGGTGCTGGTCTGCGGCATTGTGGTATTGCTGTAGCCGGTGATAAAAAGAAACAGCCTGCATAATGCTTGATTTTTTTATTTGCTGTTTATTAAAAATACTACTGCATGGTGAATCCCCCTGTGCGGAGGGGCAATCAGCAAGTAGGTATATGTGATAATCGCGGATTCAGGTGCTGATACTGAATTCACCGGGAGGCACCCGGCACCATGCAAGAAAAAGAATGTGCATGCAAAAATGCCCCTCTCCGGAGGGGCATTTTTTATGGGTAAAAAATGCCCGAATGGGTTCGGGCAATAGCATGAGATACTGATATTGTTGTGTTGTTATCGTGTGGATTTTAACCAGGGTTTATCAGGCTGCGCAACTGCGTGGCCTTCTTCATTTCTTGGGCTGTAGTCCCCGTGTGTCATTCAGGCTTCCGGACTACAGCCCACTCCATATCTGATTTAATACACTATCCCGGCCGGGAGGAATAATGACATTTAAACATTATGATGTTGTCAGGGCGGCGTCGCCGTCAGACCTTGCGGAAAAGCTGACACACAAACTGAAAGAGGGCTGGCAGCCGTTTGGTAGTCCGGTGGCCATAACCCCTTATACCCTGATGCAGGCGATTACAGCAGAAGGTGATGTGGTGGTCAGTGGTGCAACTGAGCCGGATTGGTACTACGTCATCGTACTGGCCGGGCAGTCCAATGCCATGGCTTACGGTGAAGGGCTTCCGCTGCCGGATTCATACGATGCTCCGGATCCGCGCATTAAACAGCTGGCG